TGTGTTATTATGTATGTACAGTTAGAAAAAAGGAACAGTATATGAAGAAGAAAATACAAATTATTGGAATAGTAAAAGAAGATAGTGTTAATGTAGAATACGAAACTGGCAAGCACGATAGTATTAGTAGTGCAGAAGCTGAATTGCTTACTATGATGGACTACACACAATCAGGTCCGTTTCCAGTTAATAATATCAAACTAGTAAAAAGTATCTACAACGTAGTAGAATGCTATGAAGATGAATTTAAGGATCGGAAGTATGCTTAATGAAACATTACAACTATACGAACGTCGTATAGACAACTGCTGGCAAGCCGCAGAATTTTGTGCTAATGGTACATGGGGTAGAGAATATTGGACTCAGAATGCAATGTATCTGCTACGTAGAATGAACTGTTTTTTAAACGGAGGAACTGAAAAATGAAATTTATGTTGATTTCAATGATGTTAGCAAACCCAATGGTTTATGCTAACGAAAAAACCTGTAATATTGCAGCTGATGCATTAAAAAATGTCGATATAGAAGCAGTGTGTATTCCAGCAGGAGAACAAGCAAAAAATCCAGGAGATGCAATGCTAGAAGGTTTTATGAAGCTTATTGATCAAATGGAAAAAATGCATAATCAAAGTATGTCAAAATGAATGCTACTTTACTAGGATTACAATTTGATACCAACAAGTATCATAAAGGCATACAACTTGTATTAGACTTTAAGGATTATGAGTTGAGTGTTGTACAACATGACGGAAGTTATGGTGGCACTCAAGGTTTGTTTGAAATTATGGTAAGTGATGAAAATGGAGGAGTTGAACTTCCTGGTATCACAGAGCCAGGCGATACTGTTAAAGGCTGGTTGACTTTAGAAGATGTTAGTTCTATATGCAAGAAGATGACTTCAATCACTGGCAACGATCCAGTGAAGGTTGCTATCTAGGACCATAAATACAGTAATAAGGATTACTGTATGCCCAGATTAAGTTTATATCGCCCAAATCGACAAAACGATTACAAGTTTATTGACCGCACTGTTATGGAAATGTATCAGGTTGGCGGTGTTGATATGTTTGTACACAAATACCTTGGCCCTCAAGTTACTGGTGATGACAGTTCAAGTGTGAGCGGTGGCACACAGGATGCAACACAACCAGCCTATAGTACCGAATCACCTTTGTTCATTGAAGATTTATTTTTGCTGGAAAACAGAGATCGAAAGTACGATGACGATGTTTATCAAATGCGAGGTGTTTACAATTCACAGGACATAGATTTTGATCTAAGTCAATTTGGATTGTTTTTAAACAACGATACACTGTTTATTACTTTCCATTATAACTTTATGATCGATACAATTGGTCGTAAACTTATGAGTGGAGATGTACTTGAACTACCAAACCTTAAAGACTACAATCCTCTTGATAGTAGTATTGCTCGAGCTATACCTAAATACTATGTAATACAAGACGCGGCGTTTGCAAGTGAAGGATTTTCACAAACATGGTTGCCACATCTATGGCGTGTAAAAGCTACACCATTAGTAAGTGCTCAAGAATACAACGACATACTTAAAAAACCATTTGCAGAAAAAAATATTTGGGATAATGGAAATTATTATCCAAAAGGCAGTACTGTTTTAAGTGGTGATACCTATTACAAAGCAATCAAAGACGTAGACCCTGGTGTTGAAATCACCGATACTACGCATTGGGAAGAATTTGAACCCACAAGCGAACGTGACACATTTGGCACAGTACAAAAAGACCTAGAGCTTAATGATGCTATTTTACAACAGGCAGAATATGAGGTTCCACTCAGTGGTTACGACTCTGTAAAATTTTACATTGTTCCAACAAACGAAGACGGTTCACCAGCAGATCCAAACAGTTACACTGTTGATAATAATGGTATTACAGTTGATACAACAAATGTAAATGTTGATGGACAACCACAATCTCCAAGAGCAAACGGTTACACACTGGGTTATCTAACCGGCGATGGCTTAGCACCAAATGGATTACCAGTTACACCAGGTATTAGTTTTCCAAGCAACCCACAAGAAGGCGACTTTGCACTACGATTAGACTATTATCCAAACAGACTTTTTCGCTATAGTGGTACACGATGGATTAAGTACGAGGACGATGTGAGAACCAATTTGACACCAGGCGATATTACAAAGACAGTTACAGGATACGGAAACGTAACTTCACAAACACAACGTAGTAGTTTTGTAAACAATACAAACCAAACTGCTACTGAAGATCGTGGTAATATTCCAGAGCGTCAACCATTGAGTAAGTTGCTTAAACCACAGGCTGATAACTAATGCAACAATTTTTTTATGACGAACAAATACGTCGATTTCTACTGCAAGTTACTAGGGTATTTTCAAACTTTCAAGTAGAATACGGTTATGAAACTGACAATCCTCAAAAGAAAGCCTTATATAGAGTTCCGGTTCGTTACGGTGATGCAACAAGACAAGCTCAAACAATACTGCAACAAAATAGTGCCAACAGTTTACCCAGCACACCTCTTATGACATTTCATGTAACAAACCTAAACTACGCAAGAGATAGAATACAGGAACCATACTTTGTTGAAAAACAAAATGTAAGACAACGTTATTGGGACACAGAAAGCGAATCCTATGAAACAACACAAGGAACAGCTTTTACAATAGAAAAGCTAATGCCTGTTCCTTATGATTTGGAAATCAATGTTGATATATGGACATCAAATACCAATCAAAAATTACAAATACTTGAACAAATATTGACACTTTTTAATCCAGGATTGGAAATTCAAAGCACAGATAACTTTATAGACTGGACAAGTTTAAGTGTGATGTACCTTGAACAGGTTACATGGAGTTCAAGAAATATACCTCAAGGAACTGACGATCCAATTGATATTGCAACATTGCGTTTTGTGATGCCTATATGGATAAGTCCTCCAGCAAAAGTTAAAAAACTTGGAGTTGTTGAAAAGATTATTGCTAGTGTGTACGACGGTGCAGGTGATATGAATGAAGCAATATATGATAGTGATTTATTGCTAGGCACAAGACAAAAATTTACACCTTTTAATTATCAAACCCTTTTGCTTGGAAACAAACTACAGGTACTCGAACCCCAAGCAGTTGTGACTAACAATAGCGGAGTACAAGTACCAAGTGCTCCTCCAAGCAATTTACTTTGGCATACTGTAGTTGATCTATATGGAAGCCTAAGAGCTGGTATAAGTCAAGTTAGGTTAGACAATCCATATGATGATACACAGATTATTGGTACAGTAGCATATGATCCTAGTGATGATAGATTTTTATTGTTTACTGTGGATACAGACACTATTCCACAAAATACACTTGATCCTATAAACGCCATAGTAAACCCACAGGCAAAAGGTCCTGGTACTATTAACGGACTGCCAGCGGCATCACAAGGACAAAGGTATTTGTTTATCAATGATACTGGAAGCGATAGTGCAGAAGATCCTGGTTTTGCCGAAGCATGGCGTGGTACTGATGGGTCAACTTTGGTTGCAAATACAAATGATATTGTAGAATATGATGGTGTACGTTGGAATGTTGCATTTGACTCTAGTAACCAGAGTACGGTGCAATATGTAAGTAACCTAACAACAGGTGTTCAATACCGTTGGGCCAACGATCAATGGCTAAAAAGTTATGAAGGACTTTATCCCGAAGGTGAATGGAGCATTGTGCTTTGATAAACGCAGTCGGAGTTTGGTTTTACAGTATTAAAACAAATCGATATCTTTATCTACTTAGAAATGACAGTAAGAATCCTGGTTGCTGGGGCCTTCCGGGTGGTAAAGTCGATAACGGCGAAAATTTGCAAGAAGCAATGACACGTGAATGCACAGAAGAAATTGGACTATGGCCTGATACAATTAAACTGGTTCCAATTGAAAAATTTACCAGCATTGATAATAAATTTTCTTACCATACATTTCTTTGTTTAATAAAAGAAGAATTTACCCCAATATTAAACAGTGAACATCATGGATATTCCTGGATTAAATCAGGAGTTTATCCTAAACCATTACATCCTGGTCTATGGACTACAATTAACTTTCAAGAAATTCTTGATAAAATTGAAAGCATCAAACAGTTTCAAATATCACAGAATGAAACAAATTCTCCGTAGGTCCAGATATCAAAATTAATATTTTGTTTCCACACATTGCTCGGTGGAATGTTATCTGAAACAAATACAAATTTTACATCACGATACTGACTCATAACTTGATTCATTTGGGTCACCAATTGTTCATCAAATTCTCCAACACTGTTACGAGCATCAGC